ACCTCGTTGCTTGAGGTGTAAGCGGTGGTGGTAGCGTCCAAAGTCGCTGCGCTCGAGTAGAGGGCGATCTTGAAGACGTCGCCACCGCTCGAGCGGAAGTCATGGACTGCCTCTAGGAGCTGGTCCTTGAACGAAGTGCACATTGCCTGAGTGATTGCCATCGCGGCCTCCTATAGCTTTTGAATGGCCGCAGCCAGTTGTGGGTGCCCAGCCTCTACGAGCGCATTATACACGGTAACGCGGTCGTTGGTAACTGCCTCTTTCATATAGCGCGTGACCACGTGCACAATGGCAGCGCGGTAAGCTTTCGCCTGCTCGCGAATGGCCGGATGGGCCTCGTCAGAAACACTGATGAGCTTAGCCGCACAAAGTTCAGCCAGCTCCTCGGGTGTGTGCCCGCGGCCCTCGGTGGTGGATACCGACACGACGCCGGGTAAAGCGGACCCCATAAACATCAGCCACTCCCAGATTTAACGCCGTCGCGGTAGTCATCCCGCTTAGAGCGTAGATCAATGCCGAAGAGCTGCGCCATAGCTTCCATGTACCGATTTGTGTAGAGCTGCAGCATATCGGCGTCACCTTTGAGATAGGTGTAAGCCTCCACGAGGCTGCCGTATAGCAGGGCGGTCTCAGCGTTGGTTCCGAGCCACGACGTGCCAGTATCCACAATGGACGGCGGGTCGTAGTAGTAATGGAGCTCGACGGTGAACACGCCGCTCGGAGTCGGGCCAAGGATGAAGTTGCCCTCGGTGCCAACCTGATCGCCGTCGAACTGCGCGTAGTACTTCGGAAGCCCCTGCGTAGACGGACCCGGATAGGCCTCGCGGATGAAGTTGACATCCTTGTCGTACAGGTAGCTGTAGTTCCCCGAGCCGTCTACGACAGCCAGAGAGAACACGGACAGGAAGTCAGACGGACGGGCAAGATATTGGTTGCCCGTCGTCGTTGCCGCGGTGACGTTCTTGCGCAGCTCAGGAATCTGCACCGACCGGTAGATGCGCTCCTCGGCCTGCTGAACGAACGTAGGGATGTTCGAGACAAAGCTCGTTTCCGAGGTCTCGAGATAATCCTGCAGGGCCTGAGTGAGCTCGGTGTAGTTCATCTGTTAGCCGTTCTTCCCGTAGGACCCGCCCTTTTTGGCAGCACCCATGCCACGGCACTTGCCGCCCATGGCCATCTTCTTGGCAGCCTTGAGGTCTTCTTTGACCGCTTTGGCGTCAGTACCCTTCATGGCGCGCATGAGGTTGTAGTTTTCCATCAGATCAGCCGGACGGGGCTTCGGGCGAGGCGATTTCATCGGTTTGGCCTTCGGGCGCGGGGACTTGTCCATCTCATTCTCCATCAGTTGTGACCACGGTCACGGTTCCAACAGACCCTACCATATACTCTGCAGGGTTCCAAACGGGATTCCAGCCGAACAATCCGTTGCCCGGGGCGTAGTCTGGACGCGGGTTCATGAGGGCCTGCGGGTCGTTGATTTTCACCCGACCCAGAAAGTTCTGTGGTTGGTCAGGGTCAACGATGTCGCGGCCCACTCGGAAGCCTGTCTTGACGCCGTTCTGATACTCCCAGACGAGGTCTGAGAGCTTATAGGTACGCCCACTGCGGTCGCAGATGCCGAGGGCTCTGCTTCCCCTTGCGTATGCGGGCATCAGACACCCCCGATCATCATCGTGTTGAACGGCACAAAGCTGACCGAGGAGCGGTCACGGTCTTCACCGGCTGCCAGATCGAACTGCTCGTCGTAGACCTGCTTCAAGGGGGCAACCCGGGCGATTGCCTCGGGCTTCTTCATGGCGATGTAGTACGCCAACCCCGCGACGAGGGCGGGCACAAAGCGCGGAGGGATGTTGGTGGTGTCTCCGCCGATGCCCGAAGCAAGGCCGTCAATGCCCTTGAGGCGGTAGTAGAACAGCGTGTAGCTCTGGGAGTTATCTGGCGTCGGCCAGAACGTCACCGTCGTACTCGTCGGCAGGCGCTGCACGAACACTTGGGTCGGGCGACCCGTGATCTGCTTGTTGGTCTGCTGGGCATAGGTTGACACAGAGATGCGCTCGAGCGCGGTATCCGTCTGGGCAGTGCCCGTCCCGGTCCGCATCTGGTGCTCGATGATGTCAATTGTCCCGGTCGGCAGCGTGTATGTCGTGGTCCCCGCCACAAGGGCGAGAGTCCCAGCCTCAATAGTAAAAAGGTTCAGGCCACGGTTGGCCCACTCAAGCGTCATCAGGTTCAAGCTGCGTCGTGCAGTCTTGAGGTCATAACCCGAGCGCATCTCGAGACCGGCCCGCTCAAAGGCCTCTTCAAAGAGTTCCGGCAGATCGGGTACGATGACAGGCATGGTTTAGTCCCTGAATTTCGCGGTCTTCTTCGCGATACGTTTCGGCTGAGCCACGAACTGTTTGCCCTTGGCGGTGCCCTCGCGCTTGGCTCGGGTTGTTGCAGCATACTCTGCAGGGCTCAGCGCGTCACGTGCCTTCTTCGGGAGATAGCGTTCGCCGGTCTTACCAGACGGCTTACCGCTCTTGGTGCCCCAGTCTTCCTTAGTCCACTTTGACATGGACTTCTGAGCGGCGGTCTTCTCACCTGAATAACCGCCGCCCTTTTCCTTGTAAATCTTACCAGCGAGCTGCATGGCACGGGCGGAGTGTTTCCCGCCCATCTTAGCCTTGGCTTGCGCCTTGGACTGTTCCCAGAGCTTCTCGTTGGTGCGGCCCATGGTTACTTGAACCCCTTCGAGCACTTCGCTGCGCGAGCACAGTCAGCGGGATAGCTGCACTGGGCGCAGGGCGTAAACACTGGAGCTTGAGTTGCCGCGACAACGCCCGCCACCGCGATAGTTTCGGCGGTGTCCTTTTTTGTGGGTTTCTTGCTCACCGCATCGCCCCTTTGGTCTTACCCTTCATGCAGCAGCCATCCATCTTCTTGGCTTTGCCGCCTTTGGCCATGCGCATGGGCGCGGGCTTAGGGTCCGACATACCGCGGACGCCGCCCGGCTTGGGCTTGGGCTTGGGCCCTGCAATCATCGGTCTAACCGGTCTCGGCGAGGCGGGAGCAGTTGCGATCTGCATGCCCATGTTTCCGCGGTTCATCATTTCTTCTTCCCCTTTTTCACGCCCTTGATAGAGCCCTTGTTTTCAGCGGCGTAGAAGACGCGAGCACCGGCCTCCTTGCCATACTGTTTGGCCATCGCGGCCTTAATCTTTTTACCCTTAGCGTTCAGCGGCATGTCAGCACTTCCATGCTCGCAGGCTCTTATTGATCCTGCTGTTGGGGTCATTGGCCGTCTTGGCCGACGTGAGCTTCTTCTTCATACCCTTCATCCGGGCACAGAAGCTGTCTCTGCGAGCGCCGCCCTCGGGCTGAGGGGCTTTCAACCCCGGTTTCCCGGGGTTGGCCTTGTTGTAGCTGGCTCGGCCCTTGGCATTTAGCCCGCCTTTCGGGTTCTTACCTTCCTTGCGGGTCCATGCTGGTGACTTGGCCATTTCATCATCACCCGTAGTAGATGTTGATGGATTTCAGGTTGTTGGCGTAAACATACACGCCGATCATCGCCAGCATGCCGTCCCCGGGAACAGAAAATCCGTTGAAGAAGATATCTGACGCAGAAGTATGGTATGTGGCAAGCCACCCTGCGTTGTTCCCGTTCTTGGTGCTACGGACGTACCGGCAGACAGTGCTCGTGGCGATGGTCCCACTGTTGATGTCTGTGAGGGTGAAGGTGTCCGTGCCGGTGACAGTGATCGCATAGTTGCCCGGGGTTGCGATTACGCCGCTGGCCTCTTCATACGAAATGCCAATGACGTCACCGGTTTTTAGGCCGTGCGCACTCTTGGTCACGGTCACGGTATCGCCGCTGCGCCCATAGGTGGCAGCCACGGGCGCGACGTCGGTGTCCCAGACTTCAAGTATGCCGCCGTCGTTTCCGCCGACGACATCAATCGCCTTAACGCGAGCCCTGTTCTTGTAGATGAAGCCACTGCTGTGCAGGTGGCCACTGCGTACATCTGTCGCGCCCATGGTGCTGTGCTCCTATTAGCTGAGTGCTGCGCCAACAGCAGTGACCCAAGCAGAGCCGGTCGAGATGACGAGGCAGAACTCGTTGTTGCCAGCGCCGTTGTCGTTGATGAGGCGAACCTGACCAGCGTTGCCAGCGGCAGCGGCAGGCAGAGCAGACGTCGCGATGGCGGTGAGCTTCACGAAGCTGGTGACGGTCACATCGCCTGCGACGTTTCCGGTGACGTCACCAGAGACGTTCCCGGTGACGGAGCCAACGAAGCCGTTGGTCGAGGTCACGGGACCTGAGAAGGTTGTGGAAGCCATGGTAGTACCCCTTGCACAAGGATTCGCCGCGCAGTCTGTGCATCGTCAGGTCGGGCGTCCTGTCTGCGTGGCTGATGTTACCCTGCGCGCAGTGTACACGTCGTGGAGCAAAAAAGAAAGGCCCACCGAAGTGGACCTTTCACTACATACCCGGGGGGTATGTAGGGGGTTATGCGCCCGGCGAGGCGTACATGGCCAGCGGGTCCGACACGCCGAACGAGTAGCGCTCGCGGGCCTTGTAGCGGACGTTGCCGGTGTCGAAATCGCCGTCCATCGAGGTGGACATCGCGACGCGGACGAAGTGCTTCAAACCGTTCGGGATGTCGGTGGTGAGGTACCACGCGTCATTGTCCGTCAGGTAGTGGTTCACTGCGTAACCGCCCGGGATCGAGCCGTTCGACTTGAGGGCGTTGAGATCGTTATCGGCGGTGCCGACGCGGAGCTCAGTTTCCAGCAGACGAGTAGCGACGAACATCAGCGACGGCGGAACAATCAGCTTGCGCGGACGGGCAGCGATCAGCAGACCGCGTTCGTCTTTGTAAGCTGCGATGTCGATCACAGCCTGTTCCAGCGAGGTTTCGTTGAGGTCGGCGTCAACCGAAGGACGGTTGGAGTTGGTGCCGCCAGCAACGGTCGGGTGCGCCGTGTTGAACAGGGTCACACCGTCGCCCGATTGGAACGTGGTGAAACCGGTGTTCAGCAGCGAAGCTGCCTTGACCTGCTTGGTGTACGCCATAGCGCGAGCCAGCGCTTTGGTGTAACGAGCCGAGAGCGAGTCGTACAGGTTGTCTTCCATGGCTTCCTCGGTGATCGAGAAGCCCATGGCCACCGTCTCGTGATTGTAACGAGCGGTGAACGATTCCTGTGCGTTGTCATACGAGATGGCAGAGCCTTCCGGTTTCACCGGTGCTGCGCCAAAACCGGACAACTTGACTTCCTCTTCGAACGAACGTTCGGAGCTTTCAGTCTCGTAAATCTCGGCATGCTCGTTTTCGTACTTGGCGTACTCAAGACCGAACAGGGCGTTGAGGCCCGGAAGCAGTTCTTTAAGGGCCTGTGCGCGTGAAATAGCCATGTGTCAGCCCTCCTTAGACGCCAACAGCAGCGGTCAGCTGCGT